CCATCAATCTTTACAAATCCAGTTGCTGAATATGTAAATGCAATGGCATCTATTACAAATACTCCAAACCACTACTTCCTAAAGGGATCTAATATTCCTTCTGGCCAAGCATTGCGTGTTGCAGAAGCTCCTTTGTTCAAAAAGGTTCTAAATAGACAAATGGCATTTGGTTCAACATGGAGAGATCTATTTAAATACATGTTTAAGATAGAAGGCATTCCTGCTGATGTAGAAATCAAGTGGGAAAATGCAGAATCTGTTGATTCATTAGATAATTGGGATATAGCCGTTAGAAAGAAATCAGTTGGTGTAAGTCTACGCCAAATCCTTCTTGAGGCTGGATATGATCCTGAAATTGCAGATGCAGTTGTAGCAGAATCACTAGGGCAACCTGGAGAACCTCTTACACCTACATCTGAAGTAATAAATGCACATAACTACGCCCTAGAGCAAGCTGCTATAGAGCGTGAAACAGTACTTGCTAACGAGCAAGGTGCTGTACCAGATACAAAAGCATAGGAGAAACAAATGGAAAACAATATGGATGGTACGTCCGTAGAAATCAAAGACCCAGCAGCAGTGTTGGCAGCTTTGGACAGAGCAAAAGCGGACGCTAAAAAGTTCAGGACAGAGAAAGAAGCAGTTGATTTAGAGTTAGCCTCAATGAGAGACAAAACTTTAATGATCCAGACTAAATTAAAGAACGATAAAATTATTAGATCTTTAATGGACAATGGGGTTCCTAATGCTGATAAACTTTTGAAGTATATTAAGACTTCAGATATTGAATTAACTGACGATTTTGAAATTAATGGCTTGGATATTCAGCTTGAAGGTCTAAAAACAGACTTTCCTGAATTATTTGATCCAAAGATGATAGTCGCAGGGAAAGCTGATTCTGGAGTGTCTACTAAGGTAGATGCACCACTTTCAGCAAGTGAAATACAAGCACGTTATATACTTGGGAACTAAAATACGGTATAATTGGACTATGCAAGCTAGATGGACGTTTAGGCTTGCGAATCTAATAATATTCGGACGAATATATTAATCTCAAGCAAACAAAAATCTAACTTATAAAAAAGGATAAAACTACTATGGCAAGACAAGAACTTACTGTTGCTAATGGTTATATCGTTGAAGAGCACAGCTCAAACGTCGTACAGGCAGCACTGCAGAACTCTGCAGTGGAATCTGCTGCACGTCGTGAGCCAATGGCTACATCAATTAAGCGTGTTCCACGCTTTGTTGGTGACGCTCCTGTTGTTTATGCAGAAGGCGCTACAATCGGTGAATCAGATGTAACAATTGACGACATTACTCTTACAGCTCGTAAATGGGCAAAGATTATGCACATCTCAGAAGAGGATATGAATGACTCATTCCTAGATGTAATGAATACATACAAGACTCAGTGGGCAACCAACTGGGCAAAGAAGTTTGACAACGCAGCACTTGGTGTTACCGTTGCAGGAGCAGGAACAGACGCAGCACCATATACATCTGTATATCGTGAAGTATCACAGTACAACTCAGCTTCAAACTTAATCCAAACAGCTGGAGCTGTGACATTTGCAGATCTAAATGATGCGCTTTCATTAATTGAAAACTCAGCATACTTTGATCCATCAAAGACTGCATTTATCATCCACCCATCTTTCTTGGGAACTTTACGTGGATTGGTTGATTCAAACAATCGCCCAATTCTTCAAGATCCACTAGGTGCTCGTGGCTCAACGCTATTCGGCTACCCAGTACTAGTTTCAGCAGGAGCTAAAACCTCAACTACTGCAACAGCAACTCCTTCAGGAAACAACCTACTTATCGTAGGTAACACTGATCTTATGATCAATGGTGTTCGTGCAGGAATTGAATCTATGGTGTCTAAAGACGCTAAATTTGATACAGATGGTGTTCTTCTCAAGGTCCGTGCACGTCGTGCATTTGCCGTTGCTAAAGCTGAAGGCTTTGCAATCGTTGAGAAGACATCAGCATAAGGGGGGAATAGAATATGCCATCAAAACTATACGGCCAGTTTCTAGCTAAGGCCCTAAACAAGGAAGTAGATTGGGATTCAGATACTATTAAAGTAGCTCTCCTATCATCTTCATACACACCAAACCAAGATACACATGACTACTACGACGATGTTTCTACATACGAAGTATCAGGTACAGGTTACACAGCAGGTGGACAGACTCTTGGAAGCAAGACGATTACATACGATGCTGCAACTAACGTCATCATCCTTGACGCAGCTGACACCACATGGACTTCATCAACAATTACTGCACGTTATGCAGTTGTTTATGATGATTCAGGTGCAACAGCCGCTGCAAAGGCTTTAATTGGCTATGTAGACTTTTCTTCTGATCAGTCTTCAACAAGCGGTAACTTTACAATTACATGGGATGCGACAGGTATTGTCCGCATAACTGTAGCGTAAGGTAATCATATAATGGATGTAAGAGTAGAAGCGAGACCACTAACAGCAGCCGCTGTAATAGTGGAGTCCAAACTAATTGTAGAGCACACTCCTAGTGTTATTGTCAGTGTTCCAGTTGTTTCTCGCTTCTCTCTTGCTCCTGTTATTTCTATAGGCGGAACAAGCATTTCAAGCATTACACCACAAACTTTTAAAAGAGGAGTTTTGGCTACGGCATAAGCTGTAGCCTTTTTTTATTATGCCAACATCATTTGAAACCCGAATTGGAAACTTAACAGCACCTAAATGGTGGTTTAAGATGGATAGCGCATCAGCTCAAACTAACTCAGGAAGTTTTGGAGCATTAGTATCTGGTAATAGATCGGGACCAGCAGCTGGAGCAGTATTAACTTCTGGTGGTAAATCAGGAGATTACGTTAACTTTCCATATGGAAATGATGCAACAAACGGAAGAACATATTTTCAGATAAATCCAGAAGATGGATCAGATAATGCAGCAATATTTAGTCACAATCAAAGCTGGACATTTGAATTTTTCTTTAAAATTGGACAAGTATATAGCAACAGCAACCCATTTACTATATTTACAATGCAATCATCTGGTAGTGAATATATTAGAGCATGGATCAATCCTCCATATGTTTCAAATCCTGGAAAACTTATTTTCCAAATGACTGGTACATCTACAACACTTAACTGGACTTCAACTAATAGACTTGATGACGATGCATGGCACCATGCTGCATTTGTTCATACGGCAAGTAGTGGATCTGTTCTATATATTGATGGAACTGCAAATGATACTCAAACACATAGCTCTGTAGGAAATCAATATAAACTTTTTGATAGATATTCAAATTTAATTATTGGTGCAGATTCTGCATCGTCAAGCACAACATCATTTCTTGGTGGAATAGATGATTTCTTAATTTATGGTTATGCTTTAACTTCAACACAAGTTGCAGATAACTTTGCTTCAGTAAACTCTACACCAGTTTCATATACAGCAGCAGTTATGACTGCTTCAGCCCTTGCAGTACAACCAACAATTTCAGCAACACGGGTTGTTAATTATTCACACACAGTTTCTACCGCATCAGCACTAGCCGTAGATCCAATCGTATCAACTATTCGGAATATAAATATAAATGGAGGAGGAGTAGCAACAGCTACTGCATTATCTGTAGACCCAGCAATATCAACAACACGCAATATTAATTATTCTGACACTGCATCAACAGCAAGCGCAACATCGCCAAATGCTACTATAACAACTACAAGAGCAGTAAATTATTCTGCAGCCCCTGCAACATCATCAGCATTATTCTCTTCAAACCTATTTTTTGGAAAATCAAATACAGACACTTCTTATGATATTCACCTTAGACAACTATATACTTCTTCTAATGTAAATAATAATGCTACAAATGGAACTGCATATATTGGACTACAATATGGAGCATCTGGATCAGTAGCTGGATACAGTAATCTTGCTCTTAAAGAATCAAGTGGTTTAGCAGCATATAATGATATTGTAAAAGTTAAATTTGATACAAACGAAGTAACATTAACT